GCTGCCGGGTGAGTGGATGCGGCAGAGGCAGATGGCACACGCATCGGCGACGTCATGCGGTTCTGGGGGGGCGTCAAGGCCCAGTTCGTTCGCGATGGCTCGCTGCATCTGATCCTTCGTGGCTTTGCCACTACCTGTCAGCAGGTGTTTGATCTGGGTCGCCGTGTAATGGACGACCTTCAGGCGACTCTCCGCCGCAGTGAACAACACGGCACCACGGGCATGAGCCAACAGGATCGACGACTTCGGGTGTTGTAACGTGGTGAACACTTGCTCGATCGCCAGCTCGGTCGGTGCGTACTGCTCGACGACCTCGCGGAGTCCGTGACCCAGCTCGACCAGTCGTTCGGCCAGCGATTTTTCGCGGGTCGAGCGGATGACCCCGGCCTCCAGCAGTCGCGGACCGCGTGGCGTTCGCTCCATGACGGCGTAGCCCGTTCGATTCAAACCGGGATCAACGCCCAACACGCGCGATCGCGAGAGACCGAGGGTCACAGATGCGCCGCCCACAGCTTGGCGAACAACTCGGTGGACAGATCGACAGCAGCCACCTCGGCGGCGCGGCGGGTGATCGCAGAGCTGGCGATCGCAGACAGCACGGCAGTGGCCAGAGCGGCACTTGAGTACGCGTCGGTGTGGGCGAGATGTGTCGTCAGCGGGCCGTGCTGAGCGGCAAGTTCGGGGGCGACGCCGACGGGTGTGGACACGGTCGGCGTGCCGGTGAGCCAAGCCTCACAGAGCGAGAAGCAGAACGCCTCGAATGCGCTGGCGACGACGAGGCAGTCGATCGCGGCGAATGCCTCGGCGACTTGGCTGTCGCGCACACACACGATCTGGCCGCGAGCGGCAGTGCGAGCCTGAGCGAAGAACTGGGGCGGCTCGGCCCCAGTCCAGTAGTACACGGCGACGGCGGGGATGCCGCGATCTTGGAGTCCGCGAGCGGCGAGGGCGGCGGCGAGGGGGCGCTTTTGCGTCTCGTCGAGCCGACCGACGTGGCCGACGTACACGGTGGGCTGATCGTCGTCGGGTGATGGGCGAGGCAGGCGAGATCGCCACTCGGATTGCACCTCGTCACGAGATCGCGGCGAGATGAGCCGCCGCGCGTCAACTCCGTTGCGGATCACCCGACATGGCTCTGGCGAGAGTCTCGTGACTCGGTCGGACACGGCGACGAAGTCGCGGCAGCCGATGGCTTGGGCGGCGCGGGCGCAACGGCGGGTCCAGGTGTCGTCGTTGTGGATCACGTGGACAATGCGACCAGGCCAGCGAGTCCAGCGCGGCTCGAACGCCGTGTGGCCCCACGTGAGGATGACGCCGGATCGAGCGAGAAGCTCGTCGATCGAGACGGAGCAAATGCCGAGTGCGGTCGGGGCGGCCAGCGACTCGGGCGAGTGCTCGCCGGTGCAGCACAGGCTCCATGTGATGTCAGGGCGGAGTCGCGAGACCTCGGAGACGAGCGTGAGGTACCAGCGCTCGACTCCGGCGTTGAGCCAACAAGGTGTGTACAGGCCGATGTGCATTTGATGTCCGGGTGCAAGGCGGCAACAGGTTGCCGCAGTCCAACGTGTCGCCACTAGGGCCAGAGGATTCCGGTGCCGGGCACGTGTCGCCCGAGGTGCCCGGCGGCGGCGAGCGCCATGGCGACTCGCCAGTCACGATGAGGCGCTGGCGAGGTCCATTCGGCAGCGGCGTGGCGCCTGACGAGGTCGACATTGAAGAGACATGCAGGCAACGCCGACGGCGAGGCGGCGAACGTGGCGACATGCCACGTCGGAGATCGCTGGACCGCATCGCCTTGGAGGTAGTCTCCGTACACAAACGCGACATCATCGGCAGCAGCGGCCCAACTCCGCACGAGGTCGCGACTCGGGGCCGCGCCGCGAGGCACCACGATGACAGCGGCTGTGTCGATACAGTCGAGGTCGGTGGCGACCATGGCGTCGACCACCAGTGTGCGGCGAGGCGCGACTGTTTGGTTGGCGGCGCTACTGATCGCCAGCGGTGTGGGCCATTCCAGCACCAGCGTCACGTCGGCTGTTGCGGCGGCGGCAACGGCCTCTTTGGCGGCGGCGGCAGACGTCGGCCAGCGATCGAGGGGACACGACTCGTTGGCGGCGGCGGCTTTCGCGCGCAGGTTGCAGCCGCAGTCGCGGCAGCGTGAGCCGTCGCGGCGGTCACACTCCGAGCAGGCGATGAGTCGGGCGGCGGCAGTCTCGGGCGCGGCGAGCTTTGCGCCGCTCGCGGCGAAGCGAGCGACCGCCACCCCGAAGCCGATCGGGTCTGCAATGGCAGCGGTGGCGAGTTCACGTACGTCGGACCAGTTGAGCGAGATCATTCGGTCACCGCCGTCAACTCGAACGAGGTGGGCCAAGTGACGCCATTGACGGTTGGCGGCGTGTCGCCGACGAGCGTGAACTTGATGCGATCGGGCGCGAACGTAACGGCGTAGACGCCAACGAATCGCGGCTCATCAGACGACCACCACGGCCCCTGCCCGTCAATCCACGACGGGGCCTCGCCACCGAGGTAAGAGGGCACAGTCACAAACACTCCGATGTCGCAGTGACACTTCCACAGCAGTGCCTGTGGTCGCGAGCCGCCGGGGTATCCATCGCTTGGCCACTCATCCCACATCAGCCCGCACCCGATCCGACTTAGACATGGCCAAAGGCCCTCGGGAGCCAGCCCGGCGCCACCGAGGCCCGGGTCCCCTGGTAGGTGGATGTTGTGGGGCGTCCAGCCCCAGTAGGTCTCGTCCAGGCCGGGTAGAGCGCCGTAGTACCACTCGGAGACCTCGACGGAGACGTTCGAGGTCGGCTCGTCGCACCCCTGAAGAAAGTCGATGCGGCGGGTGAGGCCGAAGAGGTCGGCAGGGCCGACGCAGATGGACTCGGGTGAGGCGGTGCAATCGAGCACGGCACATTGGCACGGCGTGCTGAACAAGCGGAACTGCGACTTGCAGGCCGCGCGAAATCCGGCGGCGGGCGAGTAGGTCAGGGCGGTGGCCCAAGTGTCGGTGTACTCGTCTGTCCGCACACGGAGTTCGAGGCGACTGTCGTCTCCGTTCACTGTCAGTTGCCACCGCGCGACCGTGGACAGCGTGTAGCCACGCGGCTTGCCGCACAGGCTGGAGTCGCCGCCGCCAGTGCAGGTGGTGACGGCGGTCTCGCCGGGCAGTGTGGGAGCGTAGTCGGGCGGGTCGCAGGTGTAGTCGCCGTACAGATCAGGGTCTCGCGTCCAGACGAGGCACGGATCGCCGTCGGGTGGACTGAAGCCCGCCCAAGCAGCCTCGTATTGGATCACGCCAGTCCCGGTCGACACGTCGGTGGTCTGTCCGATCGCAGTCGGGCAGACTGTCGGCCAATAGCCCTCGTCGTACCAGGTGCTGTCACTGCCGTTGTGCGGCGGCAGCGCGGCCCACGTGATGCTGGTGGCTGTCCACTCAATCTCGACCTCTTGGGCGGCCTCGCCGAGCGGCAGCACGGCGGCGAAGGTCGCAGACGCGAACACGCCGTCAGTCTCGGCGGGCGTGAGCGTGTGGACTCCGCCAGCCAAGCCATCGCAGCAATCGAGGCAGCCCGCGTCGATCGCGTACTTATAAATCACAGATGGACAAGACGGCCCGTCGGGTGTGTCGACGGGCTGAAGACACCGGAGCGGTGAGCAGTCGTCACAGGTGCCGTCGCCCGAGCCAACGGCCCCAATGATCCACAGCTCGCCCCCAGCCCGCAGCACGATCACCACATCACCGACAGCGTGGTCAGATCGCCCGAGCGTTCGAGCGCGGTACACCTCGCTGCTGGAGTAGGTGATCGTGGCCTTACGGTGACCGAGTGGCGTGGGGGCAGCAAGGTGCGCAAATCGCACGCGATACACAGTCACGTCGACGGCAGTGGCGTCTTCGGTGCCTGTTTGCTCGCTGCCCGTAGGTAGAACGGCCACGATTTGCGCGAGCCTCGCGTCGCCATGCGAAGCCGCCGCGTGACCGCTCGGTGACGATATGTTGGCCATCTGAGCCACGCGGCGGACCGTTCGCCCCAATTGCTCGACCGCCTTGTCGCTCAGTACTTGTGGCATCACCCGACTCCAGGCAAGGCCGAGAAGTTCGTCTCTGCGTACACCTCAAATGCGAGAAATCGCGCAGTTAGTGGCGTGGGGTCGACCAGCTTCTTCCCCTCACCATCCAGCGGCACAGGATGCTTCGGCTCCGACCCATCAGCGTCGGTAATAGCCCGATGCTTACCGGCAGGCTCGTCTTCATCCGCATCTGCCAGCTCGCGAAACCCAGCGTCTAAGACGACCTCATTCCACGGCGCGGACCGACACAGAATCTCGATCTGTATCTGCCGGTAAGTGATCTCGTTTCGCGACTGAACCTTGCCCACTCGCGTCGATTTGATGCGCGCACAACGAGCGGCGATCTGGACGCCATCGATAGTACATTGACTGGCGTTCACGCGATTCTTCACGCCCAAAAACCACACAGGCACACTCGCGACATTGGCGCTAATACGCACGACGTCGTAAGCGTGGTCGACTTCAATCGGCTCGAAGAACGGGTCACCAGCCGAGTTGAGTATGGCATTGCCGTTCCGGTCGACGATCGCTGGTCGCGAGAACGACTCGGTGTCCCACTCGTACTCAATCGGATCATTGAGTGGATTGTCTTCGACCTGCTTTTTGGACGAGTACGAACAGGTCACCAGCCACACGTATGGGCTGAACGACTGCTGAGTCGGTCGCACTCGCTGACAAACACTCCCAGGATCGTGCGGATGTGGCGAGCCGACAACCACGCCGACTGCTGCGGCAACGAGGTAGCCAGAGTCGTACCGGCTATCGGTCACGACCCGGAAGACTCGCGAGTAGTCGCGGCTCTCGCGGTCGAGGCTGGCGTCACGCCCCTCCCAGATTTCGCTGACGGACACCACGGCCATCAGAATCCCTCCACGAGCTGCAACGTCGAGCTGTTGGCGAGCTTGGTGACCGATGCGGCGGTCTGCTCAGTCGCCTTCGCTGTGCGCTCGGCGGCCTTCGCTTGGCTGTCGCGGCCCGACATTGAGGCCAGGATCGCCTGAAACGCCTCCTTGGATTGCGCCCGCAATGCAGCGCCGCCAAATTTGTTTTCGCCTGATTTGTGATCGGGACCGCCGATTCCGTCAGCGTTGGAGTTCGTGTCGGCGGGGCCGGGCGGGCTTGCGGCCTCGATAGCCGGAGCGACCAGTGGCACCACGCCATCTGGTTGCGTGAGCGCCTTTTTGCGCTCGGCAGCGAACTGCTCGAAGTCGGCACCGAGCGACAGCTTCATCCCATCCAACTCGCGTTGCAGGGCGGCTTCCACCTCGCCCATCTGGCGCTTGGGAATGTCAGGCAGCGCCGACACCGCATTCACGAACCCATCAGTCAGCGGCGTCCACGCGATCTCAAGTGTCCCCGTCCCTCTCGATTTGATGAAGTTCCAAATCGCCTTCATTGCCGAGCGAATGTTCGTCCCCATGTTGATGAACACCGTCGAGACTAAATCAAGCGCCGTGAACCAGATGTTGTTCCAATTTTTACCGAACCAATTGAGCAGTGTGGGCAGCACGCCAGTGAACCAATGCGAGACGTCACTAACGAACGTCTCGAACGCGAGCTGCGCGGCCACCATCCCCACTGCGACGATCCGACCGAAGTTGTTGAATATGAATTCGGCAAGGATGCCGACGTCCATGAGCGCCTCGCGCCACGACGTGGTCGACACGCCAAAGAAGCCACCGATCGCCGTGAGCACGGTGGCCGCCGTGTCGGAGAGCCACTGCCAAACGGGGGCCAACAGCTCAGATAGCGTGCTCCAGGTGGCCGTGATCCAGCCCCACGCAGTCGTGCCTGCCGTGACGACACCGGCCCACGCAGCAGCGGCAACGGCGCGCACGGCGTGCCACGCTTGAATCGCGACTGGTCGCCATTCGGCGACCTTGGCGGTCAACCAGGCGTAAGCGGCCTCGCCCGACGCGCGAATCCAGGTCCACGCCGATGCGGCGGCAGAGGCCACCATCGCCCACATCGACCGCATGCGCTCGCCCCAGGTGTCGCCAGTGCCACCAAGCAGCGCTACCGCCCCGGCGATGCCGATGATGACCAAGCCGATCGGCGAGAACACCGAGCCGAGCAACCCGGCGAGCGTCACGAGGGGGGCGAGCACCACGCCAGCGGCGGCCAGTGCGGCCCCCAAACCGACAGCAGCCAGCGCGACACCAGCCACGACGAGCGCGACGCGACCGAACGGGCCTTTGGCCCACTCGGCCATTTGGTCGAGGTATGGACGAATCGCACCCACGTTTGACTGGAGCCGCTCAAACCAGGCAGCGGCCTCTTGCAGCATTCCCTTGACGTCGAATGCCTCTAGAAATTGCTTGCTGATGGCGCTGAGCGTCAGGCCGAGCGAATCCTTGAGAGTGGACCAACGGCCCGCCAATGACTTGGATTGTGCGGCGGTCAGGCCGCCGAATTGCCCAGTGCTCGACGTCAGGCTGGCGATCGCCTTTTCGAGATGGCCGAAATTGACCTTGCCACTTTCGACGAGCTTCTTGACCTTGCTCTCGGCCACTCCGAATTGCTGGGCCAGCGCCCCGATGATCGGGATGCCACGGCCCGTGAATTGATTGATGTCTTGAGCAAACAGCCGACCCTGAACCCTCGCGGTGCCATAAAGGTAGGCGATGTCGCCGATTGGCTGGCCGGTGCCTGCGGCGAGGTCTCCGAGTCGGCGCAGTGTTGGCACGATCTGGCCTGAGCTGACGCCGAATGCTGCCAGTTGGCGCGCTGCGTCCGTCAGTGTGGGCAGCTCGAACGGCGTGTCTGCGGCAAAGCGAGTCAGGTCGCCCAAGACCTTCTTCGCGGTGTCCGTCGACTTAAACAGCACGCCGAACGCGATCTCGGCCTGCTCCGCTTGGGCCGCCAGCTCGACGCCGAGCGTCAAGCCCGCTCCGGCGGAACCAACACCTGCCAGCGCGCCCGCCAGTGCCGTAATGCGACCCGCTTGAGCCAGCAACGAGCCAACACTGCTGGCGAAGGTCGAGAGCGTTTTCTTCGCGCCGCCGAAGCCTGCCGTCCACCCGGCGGTCTTCACTGTCAGATTGGCGACCAGGTCTCCGATAGCACTCATCGCGATTGTCTCCCCGCCCACGCCTTGAAGGCCGCGCTGGCCTGCTGTGGGCTGAGCATTACCGGCTCAGGCGTGGTGGTTTTTGCCCACGGTGTAAACAGCACGGGGTCCACCGCCTCGCCAGAGAAGGCGCTACAAACGGCCGCAAAGCCGCGCGACAACAGCTCGTAGAGGCGATCGAAGCCGCTCCCGTCAATTGCCTCGACCGCCAGCAACTCGCTGAATTCTTCAGGTGTGACCGCGTCCAAGTACGCGTCGGCACTGGGGTACCCGGCTCGTAGTGCCGCCCGCCACGCTATGAGGCGGCGGGGGTCGTCTCGGACTTTTTTACGAGGTCCTCTGTCTCGCCCGATTTGATGCCGACATGCTTCGCGGCAAGCTCGTAGAGGTCGTTCCAGCCCCGACCATCATTGCCAGCCACCTGTAGCAGTTCGTCACCCGAACCAAACAGCAGATTGCCTTCGTGGTCGCACAATGTCGCAGCGAGCAATCGCAGCCGAGCTGACAACATTCGCTCGGGGCTGGGCTTGCCCGTCGATGTGTAGATGGACAATTCGTACTCCGACCGCTCTCGCTCGGTCAGTGACCGAAAGCGCACGCGGCCCAAGCCGGGCACGTCCTCTTCGAGAAACCGTCGATTGCGACCGAAGCTCAGTAATTGTTCTTTGGTGGCGAGCGCGCTCATGTATTTGTCTCGTTCTTGGCTGTGGCGTGGCCATCTTCGTCGGTGATTTCTGATTCCGGTGCGCCGTCGCCAGGCAGCGGCTCACCGTCTGGCGTGTAGCCAGTGATCGCACCGGCCCGGAACGCGGCGATGTCTTCCGGCTGTATGCCGTTCACCGTCGCTTGATACGCGATGTTCGCGGCGGTGAGCTGCTCGGGCGTCATCCCCGCTCGCACTCGGCACTCGTCGTCCACCGGCACAGCGACCCCCATCTGCACGAGGCGATAGGCATCAGGGTTGTCAATGACTGTTCCGGCGGGCAGCGTGGTGCCTTTGTGTACACCGGCTCCGCGCATGGCTCGGACTAGCTTGGCCTGCATGTTTGTGTGCGTTCCTCTTAGGTTGGGTAGTCGACAGTGCCGTCGAGCTTCAACTCGACGGTGCCCTTCAAGCCCTCTTTCAATGCGACCGCGCCGCCGAACTTGATTCCGGCGGCGGTAAAGGCCCAGGTGGTCGTGGCGTCATCGGCAAACACGATCTCGAAGTCGCGTTTCGCCGGACTCCGCAACAAGTCGGTCAACGCCTGATGCCCCGCCAATGAGGGGTCGAAAAAGATTTCCAGCTTGGCCGACCCGCCTTCGACTCGACCAGTGGGGTCGTAGGGTATGCCCGGCGAGGTGTTGTCCAACGTGTCGGACTCGTAGGTCTCCGACTCACCCTCGGGCAAGTCCAGCGAGATGACTTGCGCGATGGCGACCATCGTGTTCGCGATTTCCTGGTGAATTACTGTGCCCTTGCATCGAACTTTCGCCATGACTCACCGTGGGTGAAATTGTATCTCTGCCTCGAAGGACGTGACGAACCGCTTCCGGTCGCTGCCCGAGTCCGGCGGCTGAACGGAATCTCGCTCGCCGCCCTCAGCCACGACCTGGTCGATCACCTGGCCACCAGCGGGGCCGCTGTAATCTCTCAAGAAGTTGCGCACGGCGACGGCCAGCGAGGCAGCGGCAGCCTGAGTGCTCGCGACCGCGTCGATTTCGACGGTGACTTCGCGGAAGTCGCCGGACGTCACCAGGTCGGCGAACTCGTCTGAATCCAGCACAGTGAGCAGCACATAGGGTGGCGTCGCGCCCTGCGGCACTGCGGTGACGTACACGCCGTTTGCGCCGACGAGGCTGGCGATCGAAGATTGAGCCAAAAGTAGAGTGCGAAGCCCTTCGCGCATGACAGGCGTCCGATCGGGGTGAGCTACTGTTGTGCCGACTTGGCCAATTGAGCGGCCATCTTGGACTGAACTGCGGCGATCGCGGCTGCCTCGCTGGTAGCCACGCCGCGCTGCACGATGCCGCCGAGAATCGCGGGCATGGCACCGGTTGACGCGCCGGTTTGCGTGTGTCTTTCGCCAGTGCCGAGTATCGCCCAGTGAATGTTGGCGGCACTCAAGCCGACACCCGACCCAGATCGCTCGGCGGGAGCTTTGGCCTTCTTGCCAACGCCCGCGCCCACCTTCGCCTGATACTGCCCTTTGGCGTCGCCCACGCGGGCCTTTCGCGCGTTCACGCCGATCGCTTTTTTGGCGTCTTTGTACTGCGCTGGAATCTCTCGCCGGATGCCTTTGGCCATCTCGCGCAGACCGGCCTTGATCCCCGCCCTGGCGATTTTCCGCAATTCGCGGTTGGCCAGGTTGCGCAGCTTGGCGTCAAGCTCCTTGAGTCCCGTGAGCGACATGTGAGTCACTGCTCCTATGTGGTCAGGATGGCCTGAATCTCGATTTCTGAGCGATCGCCATCTGTGACCGGTAGCACGGCGGCGATATCGAGTGTCGTGCTCATTGACAGTCGCACACGATCAGTAGGCAGCAACGTGCGAGTACCGCTGTCCGCGAGCACCGTCACCGCGTGCGTCACTTCCGATCGCACCTGTTTGACTTTCCACCACTCGCGCCCGCCACGAGTCGTCACTCGCGCCCAGCGACTGCACAAGACCTCCCAGTTCGCCGCGTCGGTGACGTCTACCTCACCCAACGCATTGCGAGTGGGCGACGCCTTCACGCGCAAGAACGTCACACGACTCGCGCGATCGCTCGCATCGAGAGGCATCACAGGAACCTCATCACTCGTTGATCGCGCAACATCCACGGTTGCAGCAGGCCATCGAGATTCGGCAGCGACGCTTCCGTGCCGCGATGGTGCCACCAAAACGACGCGAGCAGAGCGACCGCATGTCGCAAGTCCTCGGGCACGTCTTCCGCCGCCCCGAAGCCGCACTGAAACACCAGATCGAACCCTCGGTGGTAGGTCCTCACGGCGGGCCAGGCGGTGCCGTAGGGAGGGCGAATCTCGCCCGGATCGGCGTTGACATCCGCGACATAGTCGTCGTTGGCAAAAGCAACAAACGTGCCCTCTGTGTCGGTGTAGCCGAACGACACGATCGATTGGAGCCGCCCCTTCGGCACCACAAGTGGCGTCTCCAGGTGCGTACCAGTCAGCTTCCATTGCTGGGTGACAAACGCCCGCCACGTGACCACTTCCAAGTGCTTCGTGGCGCGGCGAATCAGCGAGTCGAGGTAGGCGTCTTCGTCCGCCGCATCAATCCGACATTGCGCCTTGAGCTGCGCGACCGAAATCGGCGTGGCGGCGGGCTGAGCAATCTGCCGGAGAGCCATATCTGCCTCCGATTAGGCGGTGCCATTAACGGGCTGAGCCAGCCTCGTGACGTTGATGGTGTCGGCGACGACGTTGTCAGCCGGGACTGACCGGCCACGGTAGAGCAGTGCGTACACCTCGCCGAGTGTGCTGGCCTCGGCTCGCGTCGCAACACATCGCACATACCGACCTGTCGGCTGGAACAGGTCGACCCCTTGCACCGCCTCAGCGGTGCCAGCGGGGACGATCGCCGACCCGGCCAAGTCGCTCCACGCTGAGTTGTCCGTGGAGCTTTGCGCCTTGAGCTTGTTGCCCGCGTTCGCGGTGCCAAACGTCGACAAGAACAGCACGCCGTCCCAGCCGCCATCGGCAGACAAGTCGACCGCATCGGAATTCACGGCGGTCGTTCCGCTAGAGGTTGCGGCTTTGACCTTTTTGACCAGAGTGGTATCAGACAAGAACATTTTCACACCCCGTAACGCGGGCTTCTGGCCCACACAGAACTGTTGAAGGCGAGACGGGCCGGAAGGTCGCTCGCTATTTACTGGCCGGGTCTTCGCTCGGTTTTCGAGGTTTTTCCGCCCCGCCTCGCAGCGTTGCCGTCTCGGCACCTCGCAGCGTTGCTGTCTCGGCAGCCCGAGTCGGCTTCGCACCGCCTCGGTCGATCAAATCTTTCGCCTGCTCGTCAGTGCAGTTGATCACATCCCCAACATCGCCAACAAGGCCGGGGCGGTTGCATTTGTGCGTCAGCGTGACTGTCAGCATGTGCAAATCTCGCGGCAAAAACGGTAGTCATGAAGCAGAAAGCCACCGACGCGAAGTCAGTGGGGCAGGATATTGTTGTCAAGCTGTCGCCTAGTGCTGAAGGTACTTGACCGGGTGATCACCAGCATCAAGCAGGTTGCCGTCAGCTCGCGCGAAGGCCACGAACGCGATCTCGTCGGTGTCGGCGTATCGCTCCACCAGACGCCGCAAGCGGACCGAGCGGACCTGTCTCACCTTGTATGCACTCAAGCGTCCGAACAGTAATGTCTTGTTTCCAGACGCGACTGTGCTCGGCATGTGCTGATTGTACGTGAGCGGATAGCCGATCAGGCTGTCGGCTACGCCATCTTTGAGACCAGGCACCCAAATGTAGTTTTCGTTCGCATCTTTCTTCTTTCGGAGATGAGACACAACCGACGAATGGGCCATGAATCGGGCATCAGCCCGATGGGCTGGGTCCATCGCCGCCTCCAAGTCAAACAGCTCATCAGGTGCGATCGCCGTCGCCGAGGCGGCGGTAACACCCAGGCGGGCTGCGGTCAGGACGCCCCTCGGCCCCGCCGCCCCTGTACCTGTAGTGTAGTGTCTGTTTTGGATGCGCCCCAATCGCTCACCCAACAACTGACCGAGTCGCGCGCCGAGATCGAACGCGCTATCCTCAATCAACTCGTAAGGCACTTTGATCATCTTCGACGAAAACTTGTGCGCCCCCCAAGTCGCCTGACCAAAGTGGGGATCAGCCGACCCGTCGACGGATCGAGAGGCACCAACGATCTCACCCTCATTGGACGTGTCGTCTGCGGTCGGCCACTTGAGTTCCCCGCCATCTTCGGTGCGGATAATTTCGGCCACCTGGAGCATCCCTGAAAAGTCCAGCATGGCCGATTCGAGATTGTTCACAAACGTTTGCGGCATCAACGCGCCGCCCGTCTCGGCAAAGATCGGCGACATGCTGCGCTGCTCAAGCAGCTCTCGCGCCGCCGATCTTGATCTGTGCTGATTGAGATTGCGGTAAGCCTGCTGTGCAGCGGCGACGTCGGGTCCTGTTCGCAGCACGATTTCGAGCCGGCGCTTCGTCGGGCTCAGGCCGAGATTCCGACACGCTTCGCGGTCTCTGGAGCAAACCTGGCGACCCGCCGCGACGGAACACCAGGCTCGCAACACGGCAGCGTGATCGCGATCCGAACCAGCGCGGTCACGATCTGCCTCAGCGCGCTGATCGAGCGAGATGTCGTCGCGACCAATGCCAAAGTGGCGGCTCGATGGCTCGCCGACCATTTCTCGGCTGACACGCCACGCTCGCTCTTGCTTTTGGATCTGCTCGGCAGTCGCGTCATACTCGGCGTTGACCCGAGTCCATTTTTGCTCGTCCTCCGCAGACCACTTGATGGCACCATCAGTAGACCTCGCGGCCTTGTCCGAGTGGTCTGCCAGCGACTGAATGTCAGCCGCGAGTTTGGCTGTCTTTTCGCGCAACTCTTTGAGTGTGGTCGGCTCTGCGCCAAGATCGTGGCGGCGGGTGGGTCGTTTTGTGCGGTTGACGGGCATCGCGAGACCTTCAAAAAAACGATGGACGAGAAGCACAAGAGTCAATAGCCCCGTGCAGGTTGCGCGCTGGGAAACCCGCGTCCCAACTGCCGCGCGGATTTTGTGACGGCCACCGCGCGAGCGCGACGCTGGCGCGCTTGGTCCGCCGCCACGGTGCGATGACGCCACGCGGCGAACTCGTGCCGCGCCGTGCTGACGTGCTTCTGACGCCACTCGGCAAACGCTGGTGCGACGCCTGCTCGCGCCTCGGAATTGCGCGCCTCGGACGTCGTCGCCACATAAGCCGGGAACACGACTGGACCGACTTCCCATAACACCAAGTCGGTGATTTCGCGCACATACAACGTCGGCTTGCCAGGCTCTCTGATCTCGCGCCAGGCGACGGCGAGCGGCTCGAACATGAACGAGCTGCCTGACACATCTCGGCGGGCCACCGCCTGGATCGCCGCGACGCCAGCGGCTGTCTCGGGTGGCGTGACCTCGTAAAACAGGCCCACCTTGTCGACCGTCAGCGAGAGTGTTTTAGCGCGGTTGCGACCGAGCACAAAGTTGGGGTCGTGATTGAAGAGCGAACGCACGTCATGATCCTCTTTGATCGCGCGATCGAACGCACCCGGCATGATGCGTTCAATTGTGTCTTCCCACAGAAGGTATTCTGTGCCCTCCGTGCTCGGGTCATAGAAGACGGCACCGTATCCGGCGATGCGAGTCGGCTTGTCTGCCTGCGAACGCACTTCGGGCTGGTGAGTGGGCATGAGGACTCCTATTTCGTGGTCATGTTGAGCGGATCGAGAATGACATCCCCGCCGGGGATTGGATTCAGGTTGCATTTGCGGCGGACTTCGTTCCGGGTCATCCACGGCGCGCCGCCGAGCGCGGTGCGGTAATAGCTAGCCTGAGCCGCCAGGTTCGCCCGCACGAGAGCTTCTCGCACGAATTCAATGTCGTGCGATTCGCTGGCCTTCTCGTCCTCGGTGAGCAGCTTTTCCCAATACTCACCCTCCCACTTGACAAACCAGGGATCGAAGCTCTCGTCGAGCATCGACTGCTGTTCGGATTCGAGCGACCCGTAGGACGAGCTGCGCGACGCGCCGAGCTTATGCGGCGGTAGGTTCAGCCAATTGGCCAGCGTCACGAGGTCGAACTCGCGCGTTTCCACCATCTGGGCGTCGCGCGCATTGATCGTCAGCGGCTGGGCCACAGCCCCCTCTTCCAGGATGGCTGTTTTGTGCGCGTCCTCCAATCCCGACTTCATGTTCTGCCAGGACTCCAGCAGATGCTTGTAAGCCGACTCACTCAACCGTCCAGGCACCTGCAAGACCACTTTGGGCGTGGCGCTGTTCTTAAAAAACAGCGACGCGAACCTCACCGCAGCGCGAGCGCCGCCGATCTCGTCGGCTCCGTACTCAATCGCCGAATAGCCAGTGAGACCATCAAAGCCCAGACCATGAATATGGATCACGTCCGACGCATCGAGCCGCCGCAGCTCGCTCGTTTTGTCGCTCAGCTCTCCGCCGACCGAGGTCACATAAGACACCCTGCCATTCGCGCGAACTGATGTGGTGCGATCAGGATTGAGTGGCACTATTTGGAGTGGACGCCCGTCTGCTCGGCGATAAATGTACCCGTAGCCATTGCCTTGCGTGATCGCGTGGGCCGTCAATGTGCGGCGCAGCTCAAAGGCCGATACCTCAAACGGGATCGAAACGCGCCGCACGAGGCGGTACGCCGGGTGCGTTTTGTCTCGCGTCTTCCCTCCATCCTCACCTATCTTGTACACATGACACGGCAGCTTGCCGACTGCGTCGGCGATCAGCGTGACGCCGCGCTTGAAGGCTCCTAGCTTGTAGGCTGTGTGGCGATTGACTCGCTCGCCGCTGGCACTGAGGCCACCGAAGTCGGCGACATCCCAGTCGTCGTGCAGGTCGACGGCTGGGTTCTCTGGATTGCCGCGAACAGTGGTCAGGCGTCCCCACCAGCGGCGCAAAGTGTTCACTAGCGGCATTGTCTCATCCTAGTGTTCGCACCCCTCGACTTTCGTACACGCTTTGGCTAGCAGCGCCCTTCTGATACAGCGCCTCTGATAGCGCCATGATCGCCGCCACTATGCCGTCGATCTTGCCGAGTGAGCTGATTTTGTCCGGCATCCATTCGTCGTGTCGGTTGCGCACGATAGCCAGGTTGCCCGCCATCCAAGCGGCCAGCGGATTGCCCGCGTGGTGGATGCGGCCTTGCTTGAGCAGTCTCAAGAATCGCCGAGTAGGCTCGTTGTAGAAGCGCGCGGCTTGCGTGTACGGGAAGATTTCCAGCCCGTCTCGCGACTTCAGTTGCTGTGCCATCTGAGCGGAAAATGTGGGGTCAAAGGCCCAAGACCGCACTTGCCACTGCTGGTTGATGGCCACGATCTGCTCTTGGATCGCGTCGAAGTCCACCTGGTCGCCTTGATGCACGGTCAGCAGGCCAGTGTCGATCCAGCGCTGGAACTGATCTGTACACAGTCGCTGATCGCGGGCCTCGCATGTCCAGGCCCAAAATCTCACGTCATAGTGCGTGACACCGTCGTCGGCGGCGAGGCGGCCACCGGCGGTGTCGTCGTGCTCTTCAGTGTCGATCTCGGTCGATTGCCGAGACGTATCGGTACTCGCCGAGGCAGGCTCGATCGGTGTCAATAGCGCCACGGCAGCAAAGTCGTCGGATCGCCCGAGGTCCCACGCGCCGTAGGACACCGCAGGCGGAGACGACTGCAATGGAGTGCTGCACCGAGACCACAGCGCCACGTCGATCGCCTTCTCGGTCGAGCTGACCCGCACGTTTGCATGGTAGCGCATGAACGCATTGCGGCTGCTCGGCTTCTGCTTCGCCTCGATTGCCGCCTCGCGAAGGTAGTCGATCGTCACCGACACACCGAGGTTTGGGTTGGCCTTTGGCCACACGGCCTCGTCAAACGCATCGTCCGCCTTGATCGTGCCCGAGCCGTCACACCGATCACCCAGGACCGCGATCGCACGCTCCTGAGTCCATATCTTCGATCGCCGACCACGTCGCGGCTTAACACCGCCCGGCGCACATTTGGCGCAGCCGTGGCACGCGCGGTCGGTCGAGTCGATCGCGGCCACGAACGCAAACAGAGTGTCGGAGACGATCTCGCCGGTGATGGCCGACTCGACCGTGCGTGTGGCGTACTCGCGCTCCTCCCACCAGATGTCGGACTTGTCGTCTCCGGCTGTGGTAATAAATAGCACCAGTGGCTGTTGGCGCGAGCCACCGGCAGTCGTGAGCTTCTCGAACAGCCCACGATGACGCTCACGCCACGCGTGCAACTCGTCGCCAATCACCGCATGTGTGTTCAGGCCGTCCGTTGAGTCCGAATCCGAGCCGAGCGGCTGGAAGAAGGAGTCCAATCGCGGGTAGTTGATGCAGGCGCGAAACGTCGTCAGCCGCTTGCGCAGTGCTGGCGATTTGGCCACCATGCGCTGCGCCTCGCGATGCACG